GGCAGATTCGCCCATTTTTTTTATGGGTAACGATATGAAAATGATGGGTTTGCTAGACGAGATGATGTCAAAAGAAGAAGAAGAAAAAGGCACAAAATACCTCGTTACTAAGAACATCAATAAAGAAATGACTGCTGCGCTAGAAAAGACGCACCATTTCGGCTACCCAGACGCTAAGATCGCTAAGTTTTGGGACATCCCATTGCAAGACGCACAGAACCGTATCTGCGGTAACTGCGAGTATTTCGACAACTGCACAGAAGCATTAGCAGAAATTAAGCCTGTAATCCCTGAGTCTGATGGCTATTGCCACAAGTACGAGTTTGCTTGTAGCTCTGGCAAAGTATGTGATTCGTGGGAAGAAGGCGCAGAATACTACGAGGACTAATATGCCAGGCAAGGGACTGTATAGTAATATTCAAGCCAAACGCAAGCGCATTGCTGCTGGGTCAGGCGAAAAGATGAATAAGGTAGGCTCAAAAGCCGCACCTTCCGCTA